TGACAAGTCAGAAGACAAAGTTTACATTAGGAAAACAAGTGAGCCTTCTTTGTTAGAGATTGCTATTTATAACCTCTGGAAATATCCAGCTCTAGTGATTTTGGTCCCTGTAAACAAAATTCAGACTGGATGGGGTAAAAGGCAATTTTATGTTCAGACAGAAAATGGTAGAAATCAGAACAGCCTGCTAGATGCTGGGTTTAGACCTTATCTGTCAGCATCCCAATATGATATGATTCTGTTGGCTGGAGACACAAAATATATATCTCTTGGACAAGATATTGAAAAAGTGAAAGACCCGTCTTTCCCAAATAAGTTCCTAGTTTCAACGGAAGATCAATCTCTCTTTGGAGATTCTTATCCTTTAGAAGCTTTTGACATATTTTATACAACCATGTTTAATGTGGGGTATCTCTCTAAGCCGGAGAGGGACTTTTGCTCTATGATAACTAAAACTATGAGAGGTAGATTCCATGTCATGCCTGCTAAAAGTCAGGAGTTGATAAAGAAATTTAAAACAATGAGCGAAAAGAAAGAAATTTTGGAAGACTTTAATTTGTCGAAGGTAATGGTTGAAATGCAAAGTGTTGTTGATTTTGAAAAGATAGACAAAAAGAACCTCTTAAAAGACACAGGAGTTTTCACTAAAGCTTTGACAGAAAATTTCGGAATAAGGAAAGAAGTTGGATTTGCTCTGGGAGTTATGAATATTGTATCTACATGTTTAACAGTTTGCCATTTGAAGGTAGTTTGTGATATTATAAAGGATGTGAGCCCAAAGGCCGAAATAAGAGCAAAAGGTCATTCTGACGATTCTATAAAAATGGCAAGGTTACCCAGAGTAAAACCCGATTATTTCAGAACTTGGGACGTTGAAAAGACAATTGATCTTTTGACTACTTACAAAAAGAGAAAGGTCGATTTTGGAGTGGACAAGATTTATTATCTGTCTGACAATGGAGCAGTTGTTGAAGAAGAAGACTTAAGGTCTATTTCTTGTTTGTTTATTTGTTTATCTTTGTATGCTCCACGTCTTGTTGGTCAAAGACCATCCTTATTAAAGTGGTTCTTCGGACCTATAGGCGAAGTGTTACAAGTTGTCTATACCAGAGAGTCCTCAATTGTACCTCTATTCAGGTACTCTTCTTCCATATTCAAAGATTTACCAGGTAAATCTTTTGCTTCTGATTTGACAAATGTCTGTTCAAGAGTCTTACCTCTCATTCAAAATGGAGCTACAGCTCAATGTGCTGTTATGATGCAAATGATCAGTAACAAATTGACCAGATGGAGGTTTGGTATAGACGATACAATTATAAAAGAGATAAGGTTCGATCAGCATCCAGTAACATTTGGTGGGTATGTAGGGCTTCCGACTGACTACTTGGAATTTGGCTTTGATACGAACACAATAAGGTTATTGTGTTCAGCTGAAAGAAATCCACTTTTGAAGAAACAATTGCAAACACTTTTAATGACTGAAGAAATGTGGAATTCTAATCTTGAATTGAATGCTTTTGAGCTAGCACAAAAGACAGGTTTGATGACTCAAAACAATATGGAGAAGGAGAATACCAATTATGGCACAGTGACCTTAAAAGAAGACTTTGAAAGAATAGGAGATACCTTCATGGATATGGAGATAAGGTTCTCTAGAAATCTGAAAACATTAAGAGTCTTCGTGAAGCAACTTAAAATGTACGAGCGACATATAGAAGCAACCAAGAATGTATCCGCTTATGTTCTAAACAAAGGTCAACTAGGGATGATACAAGCTGAAATGAATAAACCTGATACTGTGAGCAACACAGAGATAGGTAGAAGAAAGAAAGAGGTTGAAGAATTAAAGGAAGTATTTCTGGCGAGTTCTCACTTTTATTTATACAAGAAGGAGAATTTCAGCATGAAAGTCGTCAGGTTCTTAGATAAGTACACAAAGAGGACGTTCCAGGAATCATATTTGCGAATCCCTTTAGCTACAAAATTCGTAAACAGATTAGGTTATGCAAACAGATTAATGAGTAATCCATTCAATCAGAAGGCAGTAGAGGATGTCAAGAAACCTATAATGACTATAATGGAGGTGGCTCTCACAATTTTGCAATTGTCTACGAAGGATAATTTCCAAGCCCCTAAAGAAAACATAGAATTGTACAATTTCATGAGCATGATTTACAATACCTCTAAGAATGTTATGTTGAACAGACGGTATGTATTCGAGGTCAAATTGCAAGAACCTATTCAGCAGATAGAAAATAACCTATTTGCCTTATAAAGCTATTGTAAGAGAGTCGTTTGACAACAGGTTCGGATATAAGGTTAATGAGATTGTTGGCTTGTTGATTGAAGTTGTGGGCAGAAAGAAGAGTGTAGAAGCTTCAGATCTGATGAAATTAGAACCATGGCTGTTGTATGATGAGAAATTCATGAAAGGCTTCCAAATCCTGGAAGAATTCTTTAGGAAACTCAATGTTTCTTCAAAAGCTCTTGAAATGAATGCTCCTATCCTTATAAGGTTGATGGCACCACAGGCTCAACAAATAGTGATGAAAACAGAGGATGTAAATTTAGTGCGAGGATTATTGCAAGATAGAGCTGTTGTCGGGAAAAGGCTAGAGATGATCAGCTTTATGAGTGCTATAAGTACATTTGCTAGGTTTGAGAGCTTCTCGAAATGGGATGAGACCTGTGGAGTGATATCCAGATTGATGTTCAGATGTGTAATTAACCGGGTGCCTATGGTTGGTACTCATATTACAGTGGCAGGAAGACGTTTCGACATTGATATACAGAAATATATGGAAAGCTACTTGAGCGAAAAAGCAAATGTGACAAACAATGATGTGAATGCAGTTGTAGGTTTGTTGTCATTTAACAAG